ATCCAAAATTCAATATCGACACGGAAATTGGCTACACAACTCCGCCTGACAGTTGGTCCGTGGGTTGGTCAGCAAGCTTCATGGCTGAATCAGATCTCGCATCTAATGGCATTTCGGCGATCATTGAGCCGTCTTTATTAGACATTTCAACAACGCTTAATGCCACTGCATCTGCAATTAGCAATCTGACAAATACTGTGTCTCAACAGGGTAATACAATTACTTCACAAAGTAATTCTATTACCACCTTAACCAACAAGATTACTAACAACGATTTATCGAATCTTGTTCTTAATCCTGATTTCGTAGACCCGAAAAGCGATTGGACATCTGGCGTAATTGTTGATGCGACTGACGCAGCACCTAACCCGCCTTCTCCAAAAGCATTAAGACTGAATAACCGCGATAGTTATTACGGTCCTTTCGTCAAATGTAATGTTGGCGACATGTTCTATGTTTCGGCTTGGTTTGCGACGCCAAATACATCAGCAACCGCTTCTGCCGTGCTTGGTTTCAATACTCGGAACAGCGCAGGCACTTATACATGGTATAGCGTTGCCATTAAGTCTACGGACAAAAATGCTTGGGGTATGGTGGAAGGTTATTTCACTGTGCCAAATGGCATGGTTGATATTCGACCTTGGCTTCAAGTAAGTATAGCTGCGTCAGAGGCAGCGGGGCAGCAATGGCATGTTACGAACATTCAAGTACGTAACATTACAGGTAATAAGAAATTAGCAACCGACTTGCAAGCAACCTCGTCTGCATTAAGTACGCTTGATTCCAAAGTTACAAATATTGACGGCCGTGTAACTTCCGCATCTAACAATATTGTTTCGCTCAACAATAGCGTCACAAACATCAATGCCACCCTTGCTCAAAAGGCAGATGCGACAGCGTTAAATTCGCTCTCTAACCGCGTAACAAATGCAGAAGGAAATATCACAAGCCAAGGTAACTCAATTACCTCATTGACTAACTCATTAGCAGTTAGCGGAAAAGGTGGAACTAACCTTCTCATTAAATCAAATGTAGTTGGCTTGTATGATGGCGTCTCATACCCACACCACACTTACAAACTAGGTGAAGATTGGGAAATTGGCGCTAAATACACCTTGATCTGGTGCGCTGAACATAAACGAGGGACTGGTGATAACAACTCTTACCTAGCGGTTTACGCGGGTGGTGGTAGCCAGACTTTGCAATCTATTGTTAATACAGACGGTAAGGTTATCAGCAAGGTTACCTTTGTTAAAAACAGCGCAGTTGCCTCTGGCCCAATTATCCACTTCTACATGATCAACCGTCCGACCGCAGATAAGGGCACTATCGGTACTGTTTATTGGGCAGTTTTAGTCAAAGGCGATGTACTCACGACTGACGCTTGGATTCCAAGCCCATATGATTACATTCCTGATAGCAATGCAAATGCCGCTGCTATCGCAAATCTTACTAATACAGTAAGTCAGCAAGGCAATACTATTACATCAAATAGCAGCAGCATTACCTCGCTCACTAATCAAATCGGTAATACGAAGTCATATTCGCTGGTGACTTTCCGTAACGGCTCTGCCGTTGGCATGCCAAAGGCGGCTGGCGTCTACACTGGAAACAATACGCGATTATATGGATTTGGGCGCGGTTTAAATCTCATTGTGTTTAAAAATGGGGACGTTGAAAGCTGTACGCAATATGACACCTATGGCGACATCGTATCTGCATGTAACGCCATCTATGCCGCTATCAAGGCGCTTGCATCGGGCACTTACTTTGCAATCGTGGGTACAGACAACATTGGCTCAGTTGGAAATTCAAACCCAAATACTGATTTACGTGCGCTTTTACTTGCTTGTGGTGCTGGCGACACATATTTCAGATCTTGGAACTGGAATGCTCTTCCTATTTTTGTAGGACGCAAAGACCTAGATGCAGGCAATGGTATTCTCGGTATGTTTGATTCGACTGTTCCTAATCAGTGGATTGAATACCCACTTAGTTTTGTGAATGGTGTACCTGTAGGTTTAGGTGACTCTCGAACTTTAACCACTCAACTGGATGCAAATGCTTCTGCCATTTCGTCATTGTCGAACACAGTGACTCAGCAAGGTAAGGATATTGCTTCACATAGCAGTAGTATTACCTCGCTAAACAATAGCATCACCAATATTAACGGCACGTTAGCAACAAAAGCAGATAGTTCGGCTCTAACAAACCTCGCCAACCGCGTAACTACAACCGAAGGTGAAATTACCTCTCAAGGCTCAAGTATTACTTCGCTGAATGCATCTGTGAATGGCTTATTAAAGGATGTTGCAGTATCCGATACTCGATCTACTAATCAGCCTCCATCGTGGTATTGGTCAAACTATCCATTGCGTATCGTTCGCGAGTTCAAGCAAGCCTCTGTGCTAGGTTTGACTGGCATGGGTACATATGTCTCCCTTGAAACATACGTTTATTGGACTGACGCATCTGGTGGTCCGATCATCCAGATTGCACGAGGTACAGATTCGAAACTTACTGCTGAACGCCGTAGCACCAGTACATCAACTTGGGGCTCATGGACTCAGGACATCAAAACCCTTAGCGACGGGCTTGCCAATAAAGCTGAAGCATCGGCGGTAAATACGTTAGACGCCAAAGTTTCAACCATTGATGGCAAAGTTTCAACTCAAGCCAGCAATATTGTTAGTTTACAAACTGCTGTCGGTGGAAACACAAGTGCTATCTCTGAGCAGTCAAAATCAATTGATGGCATTAGAAACATCAAGACGATTACGATTGACAATAACGGTGTAATGTCAGGCTATGGCTTAATCTCTGACCTAGTTAATGGTAAAGTGACTTCCACTTTTGGCGTCAATGCAGACAACTTCTACATTGGCCCTCCAAGTGGTGGCAAAAAGCCATTCCTGGTCACAACAACCAACACAACCGTTAATGGTGTGACTTACCCGCCGGGTACTTGGATTGATACCGCATACATTGCTACGGCATCTATCAAGAGCGCGCACATCCAAGATGCAGCAATTACTACTGCAAAAATTGCTGATGCGGCAATTGATACCGCAAAAATCAAAGATGCGGCTATCACAAACGCCAAAATTGCCGATTTAACGGTCGATACGATCAAAATCAAAGACAATGCAATTACGGTGGCAACTGTTGCTGAAAATACACAAGCCAGCAAGATCTTAACGCCTAGTAGTTCAACCTTTGATGCCTGTCAGGTTACGGTAGTCACTTCGGGTACAAACTTTGTGAAAATTGATGTTTCGCCATTTTTGTACGCTTGGAATAAATATTCCAGCCCACAAATCTACCTAGATATTTACCGTGATGACACCTTGATTAAAACCTTCAACTTGCCGTGGATTCAAAGCACTGAAGTATTCAAGGATAGATCTTGGACAGAAGGTGGTTCTTATGATGTTCTTTACAATATTGTCGTATACACCATGAACACAATGGCTGGTTCGATGTTTACGACATTAGACAGACCTGCGGCTGGCACACACGTCTACAAGGCAACGCTCAGAAGAACGACCAACTGGGGACGGGATAACGCAATGGACATGGCGCGTCGATACAACGAGATTGAGTTTACAAACGCTCTTATTTTAATCACGGAGGTTAAAAAATAATGAGAACTCGATATGTCATTTCCGATGAGGGTAAATGCATTGCCTCATTTACGGGGTCAAATGAAATACTCGAACTCAACACTCAAGGAAAGAAATATACCGAGAAGCAACCCACCAGTCCTAGTGACTGGTGGAACTTCGAAACCGAAAGTTGGGAAAGCATAGGTGAAAAACCTAGTGAAGTGCATGAATTTGATTACACAGCTAAGAAGTGGTCTGATCCAAGATCACTCGATCAAGTCAAAGAAGAAAAATGGAACAAGATTAAGCTTCAGCGCAATCAACTCGAATTTGGTGGTTTTGAGTTTAATGGCCATACTTTCGACTCAGACATCGCGTCTCAAAGTCGCATAGCTACAGCTGCGGCGCTTGGACTGGAAGTGGAGTGGACAACCAAAGACAACTCAACCATTTTGCTAAGCTCTGAACAGTTAAAAAACCTACAAGTGGCATTAGCTCAACATGTAAATAAACTTCATGAACTCGGCAGAAAGGCTCGCTTAAAGATCGCCGAAGCTACCACTAAAGAGGAAGTAGAAGCTGTCACGCTGATTTGATCATTTCGGCAAATAATTTAGGTATAACAATTATTTGCCTTTAATTATTTTTCCAGAAATGACAACTTCTCGGTATAATTAATGCAAATCTTTTGCGTTAAAAGGAAAGCTGTTTTAATGAAAAAATTGATTGCCGCTCTTGCTGTGTTGGTCGTTCTAACTGGTTGTGTGTACGATCCTGTAAATTACGACAAAATACACGATCAAGAGTTCGAAGATCACCTCAAGCAAAACGGCGGTGACTCATAATAAAAAAGCCCACGCAATGTGGGCTTTTTATTGGCTTCGTTCTAGGGCAATTAGACTGAAGCCGTTGGTTGCTCTTCGAGAATTAAATTGATGCCATTCTCGCCGGTAACGCCGTCATATGTTAATTCCAACTTTTCAACCTTTCGTCCTGTTTGACTCTCAACCAAACTTACTTGACCAAGCAACCAAGTTGTTAAATTCGCTTCCTCGCGAGTGATAGTTTTCATACTCAATATTCATCCATGAATGAGTTTTACGGAGATTTGATTTTAACCAGAATAAATTCATAAGTCACTACTTACTGACTCAATTTAATAAAATATAAGTTCATGATTAATACAAATCAATTTAAATAGCAATATATTCAGTCACTACTGACTTACAAATAATCAATAATCCGCTTATAATTCACTCAACTTCAAGGAGTGAAGATTATGACAGACCCATTCAGCACAGGCACCGATCAAGTCCAGTGGTGGCACGTCCTGTTAGCTGCAATCACGGCAATGTGGGGAGGCATTGTCAACTACTTGGGCAAAGTTCAAGCGGGTGAAAAACCAACATTTATCGGCGCAACAATTCATTTATCAATGAGTGGATTTGCCGGTCTTTTGTGTTGGTTGTTGTGCGCTCAATTCCAAGTTGCCGGATTTATGACAGCAATCTGTACAGGTCTAGCTGGGCATTTGGGTTCAGAGTTCATTCGTTTGTTAGAAGCCAAGTTTGTGCGAAAAATCAAAGGAGTTGAATAATGAGTGCAAATCCAGAATTACCGTGGATCGCAGAGGCTCGCCGTCACATAGGGTTGGCTGAAATCGCCGGCCCCAAACACAACCAGACAATCATCAAATGGCTGAAGGACTTAAAGTCCTCTTGGCTTGACGATGAAACTGCATGGTGCGGAACATTCGTTGCGCACTGTCTCCAAACGGCGGGATTTCAAAGAGGAAGTGTAAACTCGCGTTCCAAAACTTATAAATCAGGAACAAAGGCCCCACCAGGCTTTTATCCTTTCAACTGGTATGCCGCACTTGAATACATCAAAGAAGGCGGAGTCAAATTAGACAAGCCTTGTTATGGGTGTGTTGCGGTAAAATCAAGAGAGGGCGGTGGCCATGTAACTTTCGTTGTTGGTAAAACACCTACTGGTAAATTAATTTGCTTAGGTGGTAATCAGTCAAATAAAGTTTGTTTTGCAGTATATGACGTTTCGGCTTTTGAAGCCTTTATGTGGTATGGCAAAACAAGTAAACCAGCTGCTCACCGATACGATTTACCAGTCCTAAAAATCGTTTCTGTTACGAGTGTTTCAGAGGCTTAATCTATGCACTTACTTCAAGGAACAAAACCCCTCAAAGTTTTTCTTGTTGTTGTTCTTCTTGTAATTGTGAGTGCATGGAGTTACTTGCTTGGTTCTAACGATGCAACCAAGAAAGCAAAACAACAAGCTGAAACAGTTATCCACAGTGAAAAAATTAAGTGAGTGTAAAGCTTGCTTAAAATACCCTGCTAAAACGCTCTAATTTCTCAAATTTAAGCTTTGTTTAAGATGATTGATAAACTTTACCGATTTTTCATAAACAGGGCTTAAAAACGATTTTAGAGCGTTTTAAACTTTAAAATGGATACACGTTTAAACAAATTTAAATTTAAAATTTTTAAACCTGCTATAACATGTAGCAAAGCGGAATTTTTTATAATAATAAATTTAAATTCAAATTTTAAATTTATTCATAAGATCACATGCCTGCATATGATCAAACACCGTCTAGTGTTTATATACTATACCGTAGGTATTTTATAATAACTTATAGAACATGCCTCAAAGCTTTTTGTAGCAAAGGTTTCAGCTTGTTTTCGGTAGTTACTATTTCCGTTTTCGGTAGTTAAAAATTCCGTTTTTTAAATTTTCGGTAGTTAAAAATTCCAATTTCGGTAGTTAAAAATTCCAAAGTTTGGTAGTCATTTTTTCCACCAAATACAGTGGTTATCAACATGGTTATCCACAGTTTTTGTGGGTAAGTTGGTTAATATTTAGCTGATTGAGTCTTAAAAAATTGGTTTTGACACTTATTACTATCAAATGTAGGCTTAATGACGCCAAAACAAAATATTTCGGTAGTTAAGTTTTTCATCAGTACTTGGTGATCATTGGAAGTTAGGGAATATATGTCCTCTATTGTTAAAAGCAATCCAAAAGTTAAGAAACACAATAACTTAACACAGGCTCATTTTTTTAATGTATCAGTCATCGCTTATAGACTTATATTATTAGCCGGTACGGACAAGTTCTTAGAAAACATGCTAAAGTCTGGCGAGAATACTTACATTCGCATTACAGCGCATGATTATCACAATTTATATGGCTCAAGTTCGGACATGTCGGGTTCGTATAAAGCAATTAAAGATGCGCCCGATGATTTACTTAATGCCAAGTTGAAATACAAAAGACTTAAAACAGAATCAGACCCCGGCCGTTGGGTAGGTGGTATTAACTGGGTACAAGACGCTCGTTATAACGACGAGTTAAAATGTGTTGAAATTCTATTTTCTACAACAGTACTTCCTTTGCTGGCGAATGTTCGCAAAAGTTTTACTTATTACAACCTACGACATATTGGTCGGTTGTCATCCATGCATTCGATTAGGATGTATGAACTAATGATGATGTGGCGCAAAAGCGGCAAAACGCCAGACTTGACAGTTAGCTATATGAAAAACTTCTTAGGCGTGCCAGACAATGAATATTCCGACCCAAAAGAGTTAAAGTTTTTCACAGCTCAAGTAATTAAAAAGTCCGTCAAAGAAGTCACAAGTAAAACTAATATTGAAATGGACTTTGAAGTTGTAAGAGGGGAAAAGAGAGCAACTATCGGCTATTCTTTTAGTCATAAATTGAAAGCGCTGCCTGAAGGTGAACAGCCTGAGCAAGAAGAACTTGAGGACGATAACGAAGGCGGCGGAGATCCAAGCAAATTGCTACCGAACAATGACGACGACCCAGAGTTGCCATTTTAATACCGCTGGCAACATTTGTATTCCGCGACTTGGGCACTTGGGAATGAATACCGCGATCACTATATTAATTATATAATCTCTCTTAGTTAATATTTATTAATAGTGATTCACACGGATGCACCCAAGTTCACCCAAGTCGAAGTTTCTAAACTTCCTGCCGCCGTTCTTGTACGGCAATCTCCGATTTGAGCATTATGAAATCCTCACTATAAGCAACATTAAACGTGCGGATCTCAAAGTTGAAACAGAGCTGATGAATAAGAAGTGGTTTGATTACAGAATCATGCACCCACTTATGGCCACTTATTATTTTTTCCACTTGTACAGCGAAGCTTACAAAAACTTTTGGCGTCAAAACATCAACTGCGAGCAGGCAGACTTTGTAAAGCCAATGCGTAAGTACGTTGATTTTCTCGACTCAACTCAAGAGCGAAATACAATTTGGCGTTTAAGACAAATGGTAGATGCTTGCGGCATGAGATATGAGTTCTTTTTTACAAGTGCAATGAAGCATTTGCATAAGATGATCTATAACGGTCGAATTATGCCACCACGCCCATCAATGCTTAAAAATGAAGAGCTGTTCGAAAAAGTGTATGCAGACTGGTTGGAAACATGTGAGGCGGTAACTCAATACGCTTGTAGCCCCTACTTCAACGTCGCAAACTACTCAAACAGTGTAGTTCAACGTGATTATGAGGACTATTTGATTAAGCAAATTAAGCGTAAACGTTTACCTCAATATGCTTTGTCTTATTGTCTTTATGAGAAAGAGTGCTTGAGAATCGAGAGGGTCATTGCTGAGTTTGATCTTGACATTGTTCAGGAGGCGATCAATGAAGCTAAATTCATTTAAATATTTCTTTTAATAGTCAGTCAGTACTGACTATACTAATTGGGTATTTAATATAGAAGGAACTATATATGATTCAAGGTTGGAATACTCAGGATGAGATGATTTCTCAAGCACAATATGGTCGTATGATGATGCAAAACGAACCTGATGAGGAATTCGGGCAAGCGATTGATCAGAAAGTGCCAAACCCATACATAAAAGAGCGATTTGCGGTAGGTAACTCCGCTATGCCGCCTGTGGTTACTGACACTTTAGAGTTTCGTCACCCTTACAACCATCCAAAAGGTACATTGCGTCATGGTTTCCGTGATCAAAAAGAGTGGAGAAAGGGAATCTTTAGTAATGATCAGACAGAGAGCAAAAAAACTTTCTTATCTGGTCATCGTAAATATTTGTTCAACTTACAAGAGACTCAAAGTCCAATCGAAGTGACGTTGACCAATGGCATGACGTACACGGGAACCATTCGAACCTCAGATGAAGAAACGATTTCGCTTGAGTGTCCGAATGAAGACGGCAAAACCTACACTGTGCGAGTGATTTTTAAACACAATTTGGTAATGTTCTCACCGATTACTGCGGTGACAACTGCACCAAGACCAAGCTAAGGTGTAACTATGTCAGTTCAAAGTACTGCGGCGGCTCAGCCCGCCACAGCACAACAGCCAGTAACAGATCAATTTGAGTTTGACGATGCTTTTCAGTTGAAGATAGCAGCGCTTTCTTTGCGTGATAGTGAATTTTTGCGTCGATCAGCCATGATGTTAAAACCTGAGTTTTTCGTAAACGAAGGGCTAGGACAGTTGGTTGCGGTCGCATTAGACCACTTTCAAAAATACAACTGCGCTCCAGATAACGCTTCTTTAATCGCTCAGCTGAAAGAAAGAATAACGAAGCGGGCCATTCGTAGAGAGTTGACGCCACTTGTTATTCAAGCAGCTAAAGACGTTCAGTTAGCAGACTTATCTAACCGTCAATTTGTCGAAGAAAAATTGGTGGATTTTGCTCGCACATTCGCGATGAAAACTGCAATTTTGAAGGCGGTCGATCTACTTAACAAAGGTAAAGTCGAAGCGATTCACCCTGTCATTGAAGAAGCGCTTGCTGTCGGTATTAATGAAGATGGCGCGGGTTATGACTTCTTTGCTCATGATCGCATCCAGCAACGTACCGTTGAGCGCATAGAGAAGGTGAGTGG